ATAGTCCGCCACCGTTTGACGCACATCGTCCACTGGGGTCACACCATTGCGCCGCAGGTCGTCAATCAGCCCACATGCATATAGGTAGATACGGTCCATATCCCAGTCCATGATCCCGCACTCGGTAGCAACAAGGCCGCCTGCGATATTAGCTGCCGTCGTTGCAGACCAGAAGCGTTCCTTCGGCTCAAGCCCAAGCTCACGGTCGATCTTCTCTTGTAGGTTGTCGCACCTGCGCTGGACGCGCTCCATGTTCTCAAGCACATACCGCGTAAAATGCACCCCAGCATGGCCATAGTTGTGGAGTAAGTCACGGTCGAACATCTGCTTGGCCCCAGCCGTGTTAAGCGCCTCCACCTTGTTGATGGGGTACTCGATCAGGCGCATGAGTTCGCCTTCTGGGTTGTTCTTGATGACTGATAGCTTTTCCGCAAACGAGGAATTTGATGTAGATACAGTAATTGACTGCCACGTAGTGTTGTTCTCACGAAGCTCGTTGGTACCAGCCTGCATACGCTCCTTACCCTTACCGTTAGACAAGGCGTACAGGAACTCGGAGTATTCTATCGGAGTCATGTTGGTCAGTTCGTCCATCGTCGGCGGAATATTGTTAAGTATACCTACCCACTGCAAACGCCCATTGAGCGTGTCGTTCTGCTTCAAGCGCATTTCTTTGGGGTGGCCGTAGACGCTGTTCACCATATTAAGGATGGTGGTCTTACCCGTGCCGGAACGCGGATTGAACAAGTTGATGACCGCCCCTGTCTGGTCTAGGAAGCGCAGCAGCGGAGAGCCAAAGGCACTGAGTGCGGCAAAGGCGTGAGGTTCAAGACCCGGTGTGTTGTAAAGCGCCCAGATTTCCTTCCAGCGTTCGAACGAGCCAACTGCTCCCATGAACTTGGCAAGCGGTCTCGTGGTCTTAGATGGCGGTGAGTACGCAATCCCATCAATACTGATCTCTTGGCTGCCGATGATGAACTTGCTGCTATTATCAGCCCAGCCGAATTGTTGACGCATGATTTGCTCCTTGTACTTAATTTGGAGGTCCTTGAGCATAAGTGCCGTGAACTCCAACAGATGTGCCTGCTTTTTACCAGTGCTGATGACGCCCTTAGAACTAAGCACTTTGCGTAGTTCCGTTGGGTCGAGCACATGCTTGAGCGGGGAAATAAATTCCTTGGTGTTGTTGTGGGGAAGGTGCAACCGAAACAGCACGACGTTCCCTTCAATACTATCATCCATGATCTTCACCGGATAAAGGTCGTACTCATAGACCTGTACCGGCATAGCCTCATCATCTTCGGCCTTCTTGCTCGGCTCCCACCAGATACCGCCCCCGTCACCCCTGTAGTAAGGCTTGGGGTATTTTGGCACGGTGAAGGCTTCTACTTCGCCTTCCTCTGTCTCCACCTCGACTATGTCGGTCGTGGCTTCCTTGATCTGCCTGCCTAATTCCTTTGGTCCCATGATCTTGCCAAAGTGCGGACAACCTTCACATATCTCTGGGTTGACGCTCTTGAACTTGGCACAGCTAGTCGCCTTCCGGATGGTAGCTACCTTGCTCTCGACCGTCTCTGGGTCATAGTCTGGATAGCCATCCGACATCATGTGGACTGCCTTGTCAGCATCCTCGCACATTGCAGCTACGGACAGTGCATAGAACCACTCGTAATAACTAATGGTGGCCCGGTTCTTATAGGCGTGCAGAAGCTGGTTACAGCCGTCCCCCTTGGCTGTGCGCTGCATGATACGTTTAAAGCTGTAGCCAATACCGTTGTACATTGCGAGTTCGCGGGGACTGGGTTCATAGTTGTCGTCGAAGATAGACCGCTTAGGCTTATCCGCTACACCGAGTATGCGCCGGAAGTCATCCAGCGTTGTTGGCTTACCAACTGCTATTATGCTTACAGGCCGTGGCGTCTCTTCTTTGAAGTTATAAGTGCCCGGTATGCGCAGTATGCGCGCTACCTCAAACACCTTGTCATCCACGTAGAAGTTCTGGGTACGGCATACATCCTTGAAGCGCTCAGCCACAGGTTCCCATTCGGCCCGTGTGATCTCTTCTTCCAGTGGCCAGTAAACATGCAGTCCGCCGCCTGAGTTAACCAGCGTGGGCTTTGGTAGCCCGACGACAGAACAAAACTCTTTAAGCGCCTGCAAACCAGCAGCCTGATTGATATATCCATCTGGCCTACCCGTTTCCGGATTGACCTCTGCCTTAACTTCCCCGCAGTCAATGTCCAACCAGAAAGCCTTAAGCGCTCTGACGTTTTCTTTGGTGCGGTTGTCCCCCGTTGCGTACTTGGCTACACCGAAGAAGACATTGCGGCCCTCTGCGACATATTGCTCTGCCAGTTCGTCAACTTCCCTTCGTGTGGAAACTAACTCCTGTCGGACGTCACGTGGCCCCTTAATACCAAGTACAGCAAACCAACCAGTGGCGGGCTGTACAATGTCTAGGAGGTCTACGTTCTCCATCGAAATCTTCTCCGTTGCGAGCAGCGCTCGCTAATAATTTATAATTGTACCGAGGGTCAGGTGTTGGTTTGTGTAAGCTCTTCGATCATCCGGCGCATAGATGTAGCGTAATACACCTGCGGCTCGGACCTACCGCTGAACCAACTATAAACCGTCTGACGGGTAACCCCGAGGTTACGAGCCACTTGCGACACCGAGATGTCGTGCTTGATACACAAGCGTCCAAGTTGGACTCCCACGAGATTACCGTCAGCGCTGTTAATCGCCTCGGCTACACGGATGGTGTAACCCTGCATCATTTAACCCTCATCATCATCGAGCCAGTCACCAAGAACTTCGTTCAGTTCAGCCTTGGGAGCAGCAGGAGTTTCTTTCTTGGTGGTACGCTTGACGGGAGCTTCTTCAATATCGTCTTCGTCATCACCAAATGGATTGGATGGAACCACAGCCGGAGCCGGAGCAATGGCAGCCACAGGTTTAGGTGCAGCAGCAATGGCCTTGGGTGCGTCCACAGTCGCCGTGCTGAGCATCGTGTAGCGCTCAGTGTCCGGGTTGTCCTGCGCTTGGTCAACAAGCTTAACCTGTTGGGGGTTCAGGAAGGACGTTGCCTTAAAGAACACCTTGGTTGTCTGCGCCTTACGGTCATAGATGATGCTGGTCACCACCGTATCGAAGGCTTCGTTGTTGGCGATAAGGAACTTGCGATATCCTTGGAAGCCATACATGTTGCCTTCGTTGGCGGAGAAGAGCGAAGCAGCCGGAATGCTCATCTGGTAAACGGTACCAGTCGGATCGCCAACTACCACCACAGCAATGCGGCGCTCATAGCGGCAAGCCTTGCGGTCGCCTTCGCCCGAACCCTTTACGTTCTGCGGGCACTCCATGCAGGAGCGAGCTTGTGGGTTCTTAGAGTTAGCCTCTGGCTTAACACCATGGTTAGACCAGCAGTCAGGCGTCACACCCTTAGCAGTGGAATCATATTTACCAGCGTAGAACTTGCGGCTTGGTTCGTCGAGCCAGCCGACGATGATAACGTCAAGCTGCTTCTCGACTGGGGTACCAATCATTTCGCCGTTGATGACGCGGGTAAAGTCGCGCCCATTGCTCAGCTTGATACGACGCATAGTCGAGCCGCCGCTGTTACCCATACGGTCCTTATACCGCGACTCGCGCCGTACGAAGTTGCCCTCCATAGGGCCGTCAAAAATAGTTATCTCGTTCACTTAACTTCTCCTTACTTTTCGGTTGGTTTCCGAACATGGACTACGTACTTGTTATCGACCTGTAGGCCGACCGGGAGGATGTCTGGATTGTCCTCCATGAACTGCTTGACGTTACCATTGTGTAGACGTTTCTCAAGCAGAAATGGCACGTTATGTTCTTCGATAAATTTATACATCTGCTCCCAGTCAGTCGTCCAGTATCTGGACTGAACGCGCCTTGATAGCGTGCCTGCTGGTGTGCGGATGCTGTCAACATTCTGATCGTTGCAAAAGTCCAGAAGCTCTCTGGACACAAGCTCCAGCTTTTCCTTAAGGTCTGCAACCTTAGCTTCGAACACTTCTTCCTCTTCTGCGATGGCCGCACGGATTTTGCGGTACGCAGCAACGAGCTTCTCTACGGGTAGTTTATCAGTCATGGTTTGCTCCTTCGTTTTGTGTGCCGACCCCCATCTTAACCTGTCTATTCAGGTCCGCCTTTTTTATCAGCGCCGTCGCAAGGGAATCGACACAATCTCCCAGTATACCTCACACTATACAGTGTCAAGTTCTTGTTTGTATAAATCGATAATTTTCTGGTGATTGTCGATGTTACCACGCAACATGCCGTACAACCGCTCTTCCACTGGACTGCCTTTGATGTGCACCTCGGTCATGGCGTTCTTCTGTCCGGCACGGTCGATACGGGCATTTGCCTGTAGGTAGGTTTCCACGCTTGTTGTGGGTGCGTACCAGATTATGGTGTCTGCTGCCGTCAAAGTCAGACCGTGGCTTGCTGCCTTGGGCTGGATGAGCAGGACACGCGGGTTCGGTTCGGTCTGAAACTTCTCGACGATATCGCTGCGCTTGTTGACTGGCACCTTACCGTTGATGACATCGCACGTGATGCCTTCCTTCTCCAGACGGGCGCGTAAAAGCTCGATGGTGTGGGTGAAGGGGATGAAGACCAGCACCTTATGACTGGCTTCCTCGATGACTTCCAATACCACGTTCAGGCGGTTGGACACATCGAACTCTAGGACTTCTCCAGTATCCGTATAGACTGCACCCCCGCTGATCTGGAGCAACTTGTTGAGCTTGATCGCAGCGTTAATCGCGCTGACCTCTTCACCGCTGGCTTCGAATAGCAACTGGTTCTTAAGCTCGTTATAATATTTGCGCTGCTGCGGGGTAAGGGGTGCTTCGCGCTCGATGTGCGTTACAAGTGGTAGGTCCAAGCAATCCTTCTTCTCAAACCGAATGGCTGGCTGCAACACCTTATGGACGATTGCCTGCGCATTGCTCTTGGGCGTCCACTTAAACTGGGTCACCTTACGCATCACGCTGTCACGGAAGACGCCGTAATATTTGGGGCATCCCGGCAGGTCCATCATGCGAGCCAGACCATAAGCGTCCACCGGGGATTGCGCCGCTGGCGTACCGGTTAGCATCCATAGGCGCGGGTTAGTGTCAAGTACCAAACGGTTTAATATCTTCCAGCGGTTGGTCGTGGGGTTCTTGTAGGCGTTCGCCTCGTCAATCACGACAAGGTCGAAGCCGCCCTTGGCGATAGCATCCTTGACCACAGCCAGCCCATCAAAGTTAAGGATGACAAACTCAG